CGAATGTCATGCCATTTACCTTTGCATAGGGTCAGTGCAGTTAGCGTCACAGTGATTATTTAAAAGTCGCCTTTTAAAACACTCAGCTAATGCACTGGAGGGTTTGGAGACGGTTTGCTTACTGTGCGTTAAGCTCAGCAAGCGCTCTAATTCTCATCGCTATTTTGTTTCTTACGGTTTTAACTTGTGCGTGCTTATGCAATTCCTGCGCTTTAGCTAAATAGCCATCGGCTTGCTGTAAGCGCTGCAAGTCGCCAACATGTGACGGCGTAACTTCGCCATTTTTCGTGCGCAATAACGCAAGGCCCGCAAATTTGTAATATTTAGACGTAACTTGCTCAGGTAATTTCCAATGATCCGCAACAAGCTTGAACACTTGCCCGAAGTAAGGCTCAATGCTGTGGCCTTTTTCTGCTTGCGTTTGCGCCCAATCAAAAACAGTGTCGGCAATAAAACCAGGCCACTGGCGGCGAATGCTTTTAACCATGGGCTGGTTAAGCTCAATGGCGCGTAGTCCAAGCTCGATGCCGCGACTGAGGTTGCCAACATCAAACAGCCATACAGTGCAATACGAGAAAATCGGGTTGTCTTCATTTTGTTTGCCTTCTTTCGTTAAGTAGTCTTCAACAATCGGTAACCACTTAGGCAGTAATACATCGCGTTTATGAGCTATTTTGTCAGCTCGGCGCACAAAGCCTTTTAGTCGTTTTAAGTCTTCGTCTAATTCAATTAGCTGTAGGTGTAGGCTAGGTGCATATTCACCACTGCCCGACACGCTTACTTTTGCGAGTTGCTTTTTGGCTGCGTTTTGCTCTTTGAATTGGAGGATTTTTGCTCCTCCGACGGCTTTTTTAACTCGTCAACCGTTTCCTTTAACTCGCTGTTCGCTTGGTTAATATCATCGGCGCTATAAGCTAGGTCGCTGGCTGCATCGCTGGCTTTATCGGCGGCACTTTCAATGTTGCTTGCCGCACTGCTTGCTCGGCGCTATCAGCTAATAACTCTGCAGCATCGTCAGCATTGGCTATGCTTGTATTAAGCTCATCAGCTGTAGTTTCAACGTGCTTTAGTTCAACGCTTTCAACATTGTTTTCATCATCAAGCGTTACTTCTGCAAACACGGTTTGTTCTTCACCGTTGGCAGGATCAAAGCCCTTGTCAAAAAATGTGATGTTCTGATCAACATACTCTTGAGCTATGTTGATTGCGTCAGCTTCATCGCAACCAAGCAACTGCGCAAGCAACTGAAACGCGGTGTTTTCTTTGGCTTCATCAGACAAGCCTTTCAATGTATCAACTAGTTTTTTGCCAGTTTCAGAAACTGCTTTTTGCTTTGCTTTAGCTGCAAGGCGGCGTTTTTTAAAATCAGCAATGGCACTCATGGCATTTACCTACTTTTAATTGGTATGCGTTGCTAGGCGGTTAATGGCCTAGCAACAGGTTTTAATTAACGATTAAGCTGCTGGGGCAGGACCAATGTTCATGGCTGCTTCGTCAACGGCGGCGTACACTTCAAACTCTTCGATTGCGTAGCCTTCATTACGCCAGTAAGAGTTTTCAAACTGCTTGCGGTCTTCTTCGTCTTTGGCTTTGCGGTGTGCTGTGCCTTTTTGCGTATAGATATGCAAGTTGCTTAAAATTGTTACTACAATGCGTTTACCCGGGAAGAACGGCGGCGTATAAGCGCGCATACCACCAATGTTTTTATCCATCTGCTGTGCGGCTACTTTTTCGCTTGGCTTGTCTGCCTGGTTCATCATTTTGGTTTGTGCTGTGGCTGTTAGGTCTGAACCTACTAGCACGACTAAACGCGGGTCATTGCGTAATGATGGGTGAATAAACGTATTTTTAAGCTCAGTTACAATCGCGTCTAAGGTTTTGTACTCACCATCTTTCAACGCTCCGGTTGCATCAGGGTTGAAGTAAATTGGGTCTGTCATGATTTGATCAGGCGCTTTTTCTTTAACGATTTGATGCCAACCTTTGTTAACATCTTCACCATTCGGGTTAGCAACTGGGTCCGTGGTCGCTTCTGCTGACACACCATTAAAGCCAACGCGCAGCATATCGAGTGCAAAACGTAGCGTGGCATTTTGGTTAATGAGTTTCATAAACTCATTCAAGTTACCTGCATTAGCCCATGTAGATAAAAGCGCCCAGGTAACTGCTGAGCATGAGTCAGTTTCAACCAATTCATAGGTATGACCATCAACGTCTTGCCCTGATGTAAAACGGCCACCTGCTTTACGACCTGTTGCAATACCGTAGTTGCCTACTTTTACAACTTGGCCTTTAATTTGATCTACAGGCATAGTTGTAACCATGCGTAAGAACTCGACCGACTCTAATAGCGCGGCACGAAGCTTTGTTTCCATTGGGTCAGAAATGGCAAACTTATGTGATGCGTCCTCTACACCAAATGATTTTGCTAGATTCACTGAGTATTTTTGTAAGAACCCAGCGGCTGTTTGATTTAAGTGCATGCTTTATCTCGCTCTGTTATGCATTAATAAAAAGAAGATCTGGGTTAAACCAGGCCTATGCTTTCATCGCCTACTGGGTCAGGTTCTTGGTCTTCTTGCTCTTGGCTAAGCGCTTTAAATTTGGTTTCTAGGCCCGATACCTTTTGACTAACGCCATCCATCTTTTCTAAAAGCTGACTGAATTGCTCAGAGGTGACACCTGCTTTGCCTTTATCACCTTCAGGCTCTGCGGCTGGCGGGGTTTCTTCAGCCTTTGGTGGTTTCTCTTCGCCTGTTGGCTGTTTGCTGAATTTAGTTTCAAGGTCGGTTACCTTGGTTTCTAATCCTTCAAACTTGCCCATTAGGGCATCAAACTGTTCTTTGTTCATAGGTTCGTCCTCGGTGGAATCGTGTTGTTCATCAACACTCGGCTGATCAGTGGTAAATAGGCTTGCCATTTGCGCAACTAAATTCATGAATTTAGATTGCTTATCTTTGGCTAAAGGTGTGGTTGGCTCTTCTTTGCTGAACACAAAGTCACTCATTTCAAGCGCTTCAAGCTGGCTATATTCATGACTTTTTTCAGTTTCGCCCATTGAGAACTTTAAGCGTGTAGTACCAGTTGATGCCGGTGTGTCAGTAACCGCTAAGCCCATCAAATAACAGCGACCTTCGCCCTTATAATCAGGATCAGGCTCAATCGACATGAATAGCTTTTGGTCTTCTTTATTGGCATCTAATAAGAATTTATTTGCGGTCAGTTTTACGAATAAGCGTAACTTGCCACCTTTTTTAGCGGCTTTAACTTCATCAACTTCCCCCCAGTTCTTACCCTCAAAAGGTCCCCAATTAGAACGGAAATGCTCAGGCCAAATAAGCGCGGTGTATTCATCAGCTGAATAGAGCTCGGCCATGTCTTCAATCCATGCTTTAGTAATTGTACGGCCGTCTACCGTTGCACCTTCTGTTGCTGCAATTACCCAACCTGTTTGTTTACTCATTACGCTGCCGTGTTGCTTAAAACCAATATTTAAGCGCAGCATAGCCCTAAAAAATGGGCGTTTCATTCGGTTTGATTTTTAGAAATTCCTAGATTGATGTTCTAGGAAAAGGTAGGTTTTTTAGTCAGTTATAAGCTTATTATAAATGAATACACTGTCGCTAGTTATCAATTTTTACATGAGTAATTAGCACCTAAATGGCTTATTCACCGGAAATACGCGAAGCAGCAAAGCGGCTTTATTTACGACACTACACACCAAGTGAAATTCGTAGCGAATTAGACTTGCCTAATGATCGTGTTGTTTATTACTGGGCTGATAAATATAGCTGGCGCGATTTACTACGGGAAGAAGAAGTCGACGAAGCCATTGCAAGGCGCATTGTTTGTTTAACTGATATTAGTGATAAAACAGGTAATCAAATAAAAGAACTCGACATGCTTATTGAAAAGCATGTAAAGCTTAAAAAACAACGTGCGCAAGAAGAAGCGGTAAAAAATCCGCAACCTCAAAACAGTCAGGCCAACACAAATCAATCAAGTGGTAAAAGCAACTCAAAGCCAAAAGGCCGCAAACGTAAAAATGATGTAAGTCATTTAACCGAAGAAGATTTTGCTACCTGGTACGACTCACTTTTTGAATACCAAAAAACGATGCATGCAAACTTGCATCAACGTATTCGAAATATTCTTAAAAGCCGTCAAATTGGCGCAACCTATTACTTTGCTGGTGAAGCATTTAAAGATGCAGTGTTAAGTGGTGATCCGCAAATATTCTTATCGGCAAGTCGTGCGCAAGCTGAGGTTTTCCGCAGTTACATTGTGGCTATTGCTCATGAGTTCTTTGAAATCGAGTTAACTGGTAACCCAATTACGTTACACACAAAACACGGTGATGCTGAGCTACGGTTCTTAAGTACTAATAGCAAAACGGCGCAAAGTTACCACGGCCATGTTTATATAGATGAGTATTTTTGGATAGGTAAGTTTAACGAGCTCAATAAACTTGCCAGTGCCATGGCAACCCATAAAAAGTGGCGTAAAACTTACTTCTCGACGCCGTCAACAAAAGCACACCCCGCTTATACCTTTTGGACGGGTGATCACTGGCGACAAGGCCGTGCTGAACGTGAAGAAATCGAATTTCCTAGTTTTGATGAATTACGCGATGGCGGCAGGCTCTGCCCAGATAAACAATGGCGCTATGTAGTAACCATTGTTGATGCGCAAAATGGGGGTTGTGACCTCTTTGATATTGACGAACTGCGCGATGAATACAACGCCGATGATTTTAATAACCTGTTTATGTGCATCTTTGTTGATGATGCAGACAGTATATTTAAATTCAGCGACCTTGAAAAATGCATGGTCGATGCATCCCGTTGGCAAGATCACAAACCAAGTGCAGCACAGCCATTTGGTAACCGTGAGGTATGGCTAGGTTACGACCCTTCACGCACCCGCGATAACGCAACATTAGTAGTGGTAGCGCCACCTAAAAAAGACGGTGAAAAATTCCGTGTACTCGAAAAACACTATTGGCGTGGAATGAACTTCGCTCACCATGTAAGTGAGATTCAAAAAATATATGCAAAGTATCGCGTCACTTATATTGGTGTTGATACCACAGGCATTGGTGCAGGTGTATTTGATTCAATAGAAACCCTCTACCCGCGCGAAGCCCAAGCTATTCATTACAGCGTAACCAGCAAAACTCGCTTAGTGCTTAAAATGATCGACTTAGTAGAAGCAAACCGGATTGAATGGGATGCATCACACAAAGACATTGCCATGAGCTGCCTAGCCATTCGTAAAACCAGCACAGAGACAGGTGGCGCAATTACCTTTAAAGCCAGCCGCGATAACACCACAGGTCATGCAGACGTATTTTTTGCAATAAGTCATGCCGTGATCAACGAACCGATTAACCACGCATTTAAGAGAAAATCACGATGGACCATGCAGAACAACTAACTGACCAGCCAAACGATCAACAAGACGATCAACAAGGTAAACAAAATGCGCCCGTTGTGTTTAGCTTACCTGAACAAGTTATGCCAGATATGTGGCTAACCGATTATGACTCGCTGTTTTATAACGATATGGATGGTTATTGGGAGCCGCCCGTAGACCGTCATTTATTAGCAAACCTTACTCGCCGCAATGCCCAACACGGTGGCATTGTAGTAAGCCGCGCAAATATGGCAGCTGGCCGTTATATATCGGGTGGTATGAGTGCCCAACAAGTACAGGCTGCATTTTTAAATCTAGTGCAATTTGGTGATGTGGCCTTACTTAAAATTCGCAACGGCTTTAAGCAACCGGTGCGATTATTCCCGTTGCCAAGTTATCGCACTCGAGCGGCTGGTGATGGTGGCGCCGTAGTGCTTGAACGTAACAATCAAGTGAGAAAATACAAAGCCCGCGATATCATTTGGATTAAACAGTATGATCCTGTTCAACAAGTATATGGTTGCCCTGATTACTTAGGCGGTTTACAAGCTACGCTTTTAAATGAAGATGCGACCCTATTTCGCCGTAAATACTACATCAATGGCGCGCACATGGGGTTTATCATGTATGCCACTGATCCTAACTTAGACCCTGAAGTTGAAGACGATATCAAAGAGAAAATTCAGGATAGTAAGGGCGTGGGAAATTTCCGCTCGCTGTTCGTGAATATTCCCAACGGTAAAGAAAAAGGCTTACAGATAATCCCTGTCGGTAACTTTGAAAGTAAAGACGAGTTTATGAACGTTAAGAACGTATCAGCACAAGATGTATTGAACGCTCACCGTTTTCCGCCAGGCTTATCTGGCATTATTCCATCTAACAACGCAGGCCTTGGTGACCCTACAAAATACGATGCCATGTATTTTAAAAACGAGACTAAACCGTTAATCAAAAATTTGGTCGATGCGGTTGAACAAGATCCTGAAATAGGCAGCAAGTTAAAACTTAAGTTTGATTTAGAGCCAGCAGCTTAATACACCTTATTTGTTATAGATAGATACACTGTATATAATCACAGTGTATCTAAATTATTTATATGGGTAATGCTATGCGGGTAACATGTCCAAACTGTGGAAGTAAAGCGACTATTTCATCAAGAGAAAACCAATCAACCCATGTAGCTGATCTTTATATTTCATGTACTGACGTTAAAAACTGTGGTGCAACGTTTGTTAGTACACTGGCATTTAAACATTACCTAAACCCACCACGCCAAACAACGGCAGAACTTGCCGCATCGTTACTCAAAAACTTACCTCGTGAACAACAATTAGAATTAATGGGTTTGTAAAGCTAATTCAAGCCTTTAATTCTTTTAATTAATGCCTTTAATTCATCTGAATACTTTTTAAATGCTTCATAGCCCTCATTGTCACTCTTAGTAAAGGCTGTGTATATTTCACTTTCATTCAATGCAGTGAGAAACTCTTTCTTATAGTCTTTTTTAAGTGGTAAAGATTTTTCATCAGCTTGAAAGTGATAACAAAAAATTGCTGCATTCTCCCAAACTAAAATGTTGCTTATGAATGCGTCTCTTATTTCTTCTAGATCAGATTTTAGGTGCGGTGATGCTGACATTACAAGATTTAGCGAAGTTTCAACCTTAATGCGAAAATCAATAAAGTAAGTTTTTACAGCAAGTGCATCTATATATTTGATATTTCGCTTAATTATTTCTGGGTTATCATTCTTAGAAATATTAGATACCAGAACTAATAAGATAACCTGATTCAAATCAAGTTCTTTTTCAAAAGTAGGCAACAATTCATTTTTAAGCCTATTTAAATCATTGAAGCCTCTATGTCGTGTATATTTAAGATATTCTTTGATACCTAGACAAAACGCAAGAACGGCAACTACCCCACCTAAAAAGCTTCCTGTATTACCTAGTTTGCTAGCAAGTTCAGGTGAAGCTGTCAAAATAATAAAAATTGAGGCAAACACTAATGATAAGAAAATAATCAATGCATACACTTCCAAGTATGGTGATTTTAAATTATCCATGTATTTATCTAACTTTTTCAGCATTCTACTAAGTCCATTTCTATGAATATCTTTAATATTTTAAATCATTCAATGGTAATTCTACGAATAAAAATAAGCCAGCGGTTAAGCTGGCTATTACATAAAGTAACTTATCAGTTTTCGCGTCTAAGTTACATTTTAATATTAGGGCTTATTTTCAATAAACTATATTACTCAAGATCTAGTAGCGATATCTGTTTTACCACTGGCTTCAATACCTTGAAATTCAAAAGTATACCCACCATTAACATCATCAAAATAAAAACAACTAATAAAATCATTTACCAGCAAATTAAAGTCATTACCTTTTTGCATGTACATCGGTTTATTGTCAGCAATATTTCCTATTAATTCATGCAAATAGCTTTTCACTTCTTTATCCAGCTGGCCATCTACGACTTCACTTGTGAAAATATCAAATAATGATATTAATTCAACCTTATCAATTCTATGTTCTACGGTCATTTTTCTGCTCACTTCCCTTCGGTTTAACAACTGAGTGATATACCCAGTTGCGGCGCTTAACTGGTTTTGTCATTTTTATTCCTTTGATAAACACTCATTGCAAATACAAACTCTACTTTGAGGTTGAACTCTTAAAATCACATTGCATTTAAGACACCTAATAACTCTCACACTTTCATCTGACATGACCACGACCTCCAATCAATAAATTTGGGCGTTTAAATAACAACGCTTTATTCTGCAATTGGTCGATAGTCACTCTACGGCCATCGATAGCAACAACTTTTACTTTTTTAACCGGCTCTAATTCAATCTCCGTTGTATAACGATCATTTTTACAGATACCGTTTAACCAAATGTTGCCATGCTTTGACGAACAACCAAACTCTCGCCCTAATAAAATTGCTGTATAAAACTGCCCTGTTTCGAGCATTTTCTCTGCTGCTGTATGGGTATTCATAATTACTCCTAAAGTAGCTAGTTAAAGGTACAGATAAACTTATCTGTACCCGCGGATTAACTAATCCGCGGGTACAGTTACGCCATTAAATCTAATGCCCACCAGTCATTGTCACTGACGGCTGTTGCTTCACCTGCTAGAACGAGCCTAGCTAAATCAAGATCACCAATTACGTCTGCATGACCATATTTAAATTGGGTGCTTGATGGCTTAGTTCTGCCATCGAATTTTGCGTATGAGGTCGCTAAGTCGTAGAGCTCACGCGCATATTGATAATGCTTTTCTGATGGGGTTGTATTACTAGCTGGGCGCTGCTTATTAAGATCTAGTTTTTCAAAGCTATGCAGCTCATGCCCTTGCATGTAGTAAACACGGTTACCAATAACCACATTGCCGCCGTTCTTAAGCTGCTTTACATGCTCGGGGGCAAAGTCATATAGGCTGGCTTTTGAAGGTTCTGAGTGTTGATCGCCTGCTAATTTCTGCTGTTTTTGCATTTCTGTATGCGCAAGCGAGTCAATCGCTTGCTTGCGATATTCAATTAACTGCTTTTCTTCATCTAATATGAGCAATTTTCCGTCTCGTATTAGATAAATTTGCCCGTTTATTAAAATCCTTCTACCCAACAACAGATCCTTTTTAACCTCTACGATCTCTTTTTTAGTAAACCCGATCATATCTAGCAATAACTCGTCTGTATCGCCCACGGTGCAAGGCGTACAGTTATTCCCACTAGACCAAGATAGGTCGGCGGAGCCGACGTTGTTAGCATCCTGCACGCCATTTACAGCGGTGTTGTCGTTAGCTGCGGCAGTACCAATAATTTGTTTTTGCCAGGTGTGAACACGGGTAATCAAAGTGCATGGTTCGTGTAGGTCTTCAATGCCTTTAATGCGCTTAACGCATTCAGCATATTGATTGCCATATTCGGTATATTCATAAACAGGTTTGAAACGTGCATTACGGCCAATACCAAAGCCACCCATTAAAGTTACAAAGGTTTTAAAGTCGCCTTGGTCGGCGGCTTTGCGAACTTGCTCTAGTTCTTCATTGCCTTGTATTTCTTCACGCACTCGGCGCAGCTCACGCCAAATAGTAATGGCGGGTGACTTTTGAAATTGGAATTGGCGAATACCCCATGTACTGGCCCATGCTTTAACTGGGTTAACAAGTGCTGATTGGGTAAACTTCTCCCCTGTTTCTGCATCGTATTCATTGGCTAGGCCAAAGCCGTCAATATTCTTACTGACGTACTTAGCAATATAGGCAGCTGCGCCACCTATGCGTTTACCATCTTTACCAATTTTTGCTGGCTCCATTTTCATGGCGGTATAACGCGGGCTACTTGGGAAATAGTTTTTAACCGGCGCTTTGGTGTAAATGCCTTTTGATTTATTTAGGCCCCAAATTTTACGGTTATGCTTGTACTTCCTGCGGTAATGCTTACGGTTTTTAAAGCGCTGAAAAAATACCTCACGATCATCGCGGGTAAAATATCGGCGTAAGAGGTGGTTAACTTTGTCGTAGTACCTGGCGGGCATCCATAAAAGCATGTGCCAGTGGGTGCAACCATCTGCATGAGGTTCGGCTACGCGCACCCCAAAATAGGGTATTTCTAGACGGTCTAATTTAGCCCGCGCTTGTGAATACAGCTTGTTTAAATAATTGCTTGCATCCTTTGGTGTTGAACCGTCCCACTTTGGCGAGTTTGCATGAAAACGACTAGGCGCCGTAATATTGTAAAAACCGCCTACATAGCCCATTTCGTCGGCCAGTTCTTCGGTTTCTCGTATGCGAAGCATTAACTCGTTACGCATATTTTCAGGGTTAGCAATGCCTGCCTCAACCGCTTTCATTAACGAAATAACATCGTTTTGTTCGTTAACTAACTCAAGGCTTTCAAGGTATCGTTTGCCACGTTCGCGATCGGCTTTATATTCATTTAGCGCTTGGTATGAGCAATAAGCATTAATGCCTTTTCGTACTGTTTTAGTGCCTTTCTTTTTGTCGTACTTTGCAAATAGGTCTTTGCCTACTTCACCTGTTGCTATTTCTAAATGCTCTAGGTAACGGCGGCGAATATTCTTTAATTTACGCGCCCACCACTTATGGCACTGCGCTTTTAACAAACTTACTTCGGCATCTGGCTCTGTTAAGTAGATACCTTTTTCAGCCGCAAAAAGTACAACCCCAAAGTTTTCAGCATACTGGCTGATCACATCAAACTTATCTAACGCACCCCAGCTTGGGTTTTCAATGCGTAAGTCGTTTAGTATTTCGGTTACTTCTCGGGCCAATACTTCAGCATGTTTTTTGGTTTTATCTACATTCGCTAAAATATGCCAAGGTAAAGGCATGCTGTCGGTGATCTGTTTAAGAATGGTAAGGCGCGGCTTAAGCGTTTTAATAGTCCGTAATAGCCATTGGTTAGCATTGCGGTGATCACGGATGCTATCGAATATATTCGTATTTGTTGGCTTTTTCGTTGAACTGTCAAATTGGTATAACTCAGCTGATTGCAAAGCAATTCTATCGGTGTATTGCTCTGTGGTTTCATTGCGCTTTTGCTTGTAGCGCTTAATGCTTGGTTCGTACTTATCAATGAAACGTTTAGCCACACGCATTTGTAATGGTTTTGGCACTTTGCTTAAGCATTTATATACAAATTCTTTTTCTGCAGTATCGTCAATTGCATCTATGATCGAGCGCACAGAACTTGTTACTTCACCACCTACCAATTTTTGTAAAAATGCGGTTTCATCACTAGCTGGTTGTAACCTCTTTTGTGCTAATACTTCACGCTGCTTTTCTGTAAAGCTAAGTGTTTCAGCTGTTCTACGCACAAAGCTAGCTTGAATACTCGCTTTGCGATTAGAGCTAATAAGGTCACGCACAATGTAATTATGGTGATTGTTGTTATGCACTTTCTTAAGTGCTGACTTGGCAGGTTTGCTTAATTTAAAAAAGCTAACATCGATGCGATATTCTGCATTTTTAAGCACATCATAAAACCAAGCGTTTGCTTCATCGCTTGGGTTTATGGGCTCGTCTTTATACCAAACATCATTATGCGTCTGTACTTTAGCCAAGTATTGCTTAGCCATTTTGTACTGCATATAAGGGGTAAAACGGCTTAGCCCGCTTAATAAGGTTTCCTTATGCTCAACGTTATCAACGGTTTCAACCATGGTTGAAACCGCTGTAATAACGTCGAAGCTTAAAGTAGGCCATAAGCTCATTGTTAATTAAGCTCGATTTCAATTAAGTCAAAATCGGCACCGCATTGAACAGCGTCTAGGGTTTCGCTCATACGGTCGCAAACTGGCGCATATACGTCATGAACATCAGTAATCATTTTTACAATCGGCAATAAATCAGTAAGGCAGTTTTCACACTCCATCAGCATGCCAACCGTTGGACGCTTAGCTAAATTTCGGATAGTAAAGTTGGCTTGTTCAATTACGTGTTCAATGATATTTCTTACTAAATTCTGTTTTTTGAATAGATCTTGGTCTTTGATAGAGGTCATTTTATTAGTCCTTTAGGGGGTGGTTAAAACGGAATGTCGGTTAGTTCGTTGTAAATTTTTTCTTTGTGAAAAACATTTACATGCTTAAAATTTAAGCGCTCTTGAATCATGTATTCTTGGTATGAGTAGTCAAACCATGCATCTGTACGCTCAGCCTCTTCTATTGTTTGTGAGTTAATGCAATCAAACCGCGCTGATATTTCTGGCGCGTATTTCTCTAGCTGCTCACCTGCTTTCTCGTTATCAACAGAAAATATCTTGTAAACGTCGTGTGATTTTTCACAATCAATTAAATACCGAAGTGCTGCTTTTGCTTTTGGGTGTAGTTTCATTACTTAACTACTCCAAGAGTGGAAAAGATGGATTTAAACTCTTCGGTTCGGTGGCCTAAGTAGGTAATGAAACAGCCTTTTGTAGCGCCTTTTTTCACATTGCCTTGCGGGTCTTTAAAGTGAGTTCGGCCATCAATAAAGCAGCTAACACCCGCACTTAATAACTTTTGGCACCATGCTTCTGAGCTATTAACAAAGGTGATATTCATCGCCTCTTTAAAGTTGCCTAAAGCAAACTGATTTAAGTAGTAATCAACCCAATCACCATTGCTTGCAATATCTTCGGTAATACAATGACCTCGGTACTTATGATAAGTAGGATCATTGCATATTTTCTTAACACACTTAGGCTTGCAAGCTAGTTCACCTTTATTGAATGGGTGGTTAAGCCAAACAGTGTCAGCAATCCAGTCTAACGTTAAAGCGTCATCTTCTTTGGTAAAAAATCGCTTAGCTTTCACTGACTGATTAGCAATTTCATTACTTGCTGGATCTAAATCAATAACAGGAAACATTAAGTGAACACGCTCTAACACTTCATCTGGCGTGTAATATTCAACATTGCCGCTATCTTGATTAATTAACTGATCTGGCGTCATGATCAATCCTTAATGTGTTTGAGGGTTAGTTTGTTGCTCTGCAATTAAGTGCGGAACTACTTCAAACTTAGGCTGAGTGCGTTCAAACTTCTCAGGCATAAGAACGTTCGCATCAGTAAACGCAGCTAGTAACCCTTGCAATTGAACAAGCGCTCTGTGTACGGCTTTTCGTTCTTGAACATCAAACTTGTAGAAGCTTATATTTAAACAATGTGGTTTTAAGCCAGCTGAAAAGCAGACAATTGCACGCTGCTTCTTTGTTAAAACGGCATCAAAAATATAACCTGGTGTACGCTTTGTATTGTTTCTAAGCGCTCTAATATCCGCTAAGCCTTTTGGGATTTTCTTACCTTCAACAGCTTTAAGCTGTGTCGTGTTAGTTTTGCTTTCAGTTTCGGTAGTGCGATTGTCTAAGATTTGCTGTACTGGGGTTGCCATGATCATTGCTCCTAGTTATTTACGCTTTGCCATTCTTTTTGCGCAGCGTCGTAACGTGCCTGTAAATACGCGCCTAAGTCAGTAACGTTTACCATTGTCGGGGCTCGTTCTGAGTCGCGCATTTTAAAAGTAGGTATAGGTAATTGCGCTGCCTTTGCTTTTTGTTCGGCTGTTTTAAACTTAAGGCCTAAATACTCCTCACAAATATCTTTAAGCGGCACCGCTGGGGTGTTATAAATCGCTAAAAGTGCAAAGGTCATGTTCATATTTCATCCTCACATGGGTTAAAGTCTTCTCGCCACTTATCAACCAGCGTAAAAAGTTGGCATTTAAACTTATCTACTCCACCATGCGCAGCGGCAAAGTAATCGTGGTTTAACGCATGTTTATATTCTGATGCTGCCATTGCTACTTTTTCTGACATAGTAAATCGCTCGTCATCCAGTAACGCTTTTGTTCGCACGTCAATGTCCATCACATCAATTGGGTCTATTTCTATCTCGTTATTCATGCAGCTGCTCCTTGATTAAATTAACTGGCAAGATTGCTTGCCTTTCGGCGCAGCTATTTGCACTACTTTTATGCCTTGGCTCATTGCGTAACGGCATACTCGTGTGTTGTCGTCTACCCATAGACTTATTCTCTGTGCGAATTCGTCAACAAACGCTTTTTTGTATTCAAATGGTGTTAATTCGTCATCGGCTTGACGTTCAATTACCCCATAAGGATCTAAGCCATGTTTTTTACACCATTCGGCTGTGCCAAACTGTGAACTGGTTAAAATGATTGGATTTTCTGTGCTATTGAACAATGCAATGCCTTGCTCTATTGGAAAGCCATGTTCGTTGGCGTAACGTTGCCAGTTGTGCCAGTTTTTATTAATGCATGCTGCGTTTCCACGCGGAGCTAAGAAGTTGCTTTTACTTACATCTCTTAGCGTTCCATCCAAATCAAACACGTTCATGCTTGTCATGCTTTGCAAGTTCATGCGGCACTTTCCTTGTTGCTTTTTTGATGATCGGCGAGTAAATCGTTTACCGATACTTCACCGTTTGTTAGTTCAGAAATACGGGGGATGTATTTCGCTGGTGCTTGGCGGTGGCGGTTAATCCAATACCAAATA